AGGTCAAGCTCCTGCTCCTCCACCACAATGTAGTGCGGCACGCCCATCTCATGCAGCGCTCTGGTCGTGAGGCCATTGGCATGGCGGCCCTTGGAAACGATGTAGACCGGAAACTTAGGATTCATCGACATACACCTTGCGCTCAAGCCCCCAATGCGACTTGAACGGATGCCAAATGCTTTTTGTTTTTATGGTCAGCTTTTGGTTGATAACTTTTTCAAAGTCTTTGTAGTCGGCCTCGGTATCAAACCTGACGATTAGCTCTTTAAATGGCTCTTTTTTTTCCTGAACAAACTCAGGCATGCCGACCCACTCAGGGTACTCGTCAAACAAATCCTTGTCTCCGGTCACTGCTGCTTCTCCTTAACAAGACTAGCAGCAGCATGCTTCTCACCGATCAGGTCTTCGCTGATCTGTATGTCCAGCTTGGCAATGGCCGATGGCGACTTCAGATCGAATGCCTGCGGATAGGACTTCAGAGCCTCGTAGGCCAAGGCGTCACTCTTCCAAAACTTGGTCTTGCGACCTGGTCGCAGTGTCCAGCCAATGATGTGCACACCCTCGGTGATCTGCCGCTTGGCTGACTCCAGCACTGCATCCGACCACATGGCTGCAAGCTGGGCAAGCTCAATCATGTCAGGCGTAACGGCTGGCACTGCAATCGTGTCGTCCTTGTCGGCCTGCTTGACAAGATCCGCAAACTCTTTTCTGGCGTTGTCCTGCACCTTCTGCCGCATGCTCGGGCATATGGGCTTGGCCTTGCAGTAGCGGCAGGCACTGGTGGAAGGGTTGGTTGGTGCGTCATCGGTCAGTGCGAGGTTGGCAGCGGCCAGCAGGTCATGGCCGTGCTTGATCAGGTCAGCGCCTGAGACTGTCCACTTGCTGTGGCCGGCGCGGGGCTGGAAGATGTGCATGGTGCATTGGATGGATGCAGGCGCATTCAACATGCGCATGACGCCCAGAGCGTAGGTCAGCATCTGCTTGTTGTCCTCGGCATCAACCAGCACCCTCCCAGTTTTTAAATCGACAATATGTAAATGGTCTTTGTCCACCAGCACGGCATCAGCAGTGCCGCCTAAGGACTGGTGCAGCGTCTTGAGGCCGGCATCCACATTGACCTCGATCATGCGCTTGCGGGGATTCTCGACCAGCGTGTTGATGAAGGTGGCGTATTCGTTGGCCATGTCAAAGTGATCGTCTGGGTGATCTTTGGGGTTGACCCCCTCGCCCCGCAGAATTTTTTCGGATAGCTCATGGATAGCCGTGCCAATTGCAGCAGCCTCACCCGCCGGCTCGTATGGCATGAGGCTTTCCAGCCGGTAAGAGCCTGGGCAGCTCATCACCCTGTCCATGCGGGATGCCGAGAGTCGGGCGTGTTTGCGGTCAGTGTGCTGCATGTTGTTCCTTGGTTAGCTTGGTGATGAGTGCCTTGACCTTCTCGGCCTGCGACTTGGTGAGGTAGTACTCGACCCGCACTAAGCCAGCATCCTTTCGGCGCTGGCGCAGTGCAGCCACCCTCTGGGTTGGGGTGGTGGCGGTCATTTGCAGCCCGAGCAATCGCAAGGGATGACAACCCCAGCCTTGACCTCGGCACGCAATTCTTTCATCGTGTCGTAGCCCCTGACATGGCTTCTGTCATTGGGTGAGCTTTCTTCGTCAAACCGAAAGCCTTTTGGCAGGTGGAGGATGTAAACACCTGGCTCATCAGTGTCGATGTCTTGGGTGGCGTTGAGTTTGTATTTCATCGCAGTCACCTCACAGTGGGATGCCAAGCTCAGAGCCATTGATCGGGGTGTTGAGCCGATCCCATGCAGCCAAGTCCTCCGGCCACTGCATGGCTCTCTCAAGGGCCAAGTACTCTTCAAGCGTTAACTCAATGATTTTTGCTTTGCCGTCTTGGGCAGTAGCTGTGATGCAAAATTTCGTCTGGTTCATTTCGTTGCTCTCCTGTTGTTGATGTATCTATTATATCATAGTTTCCGGTAACGGCAAGTCTTTTTTCAACTATTTCGTAGGTGTTTACCCTTAGATGATCTGATTAACGATGTTCTGCTTCTTCAGCACCTTAGCCAGCACATTGTGGTCGAGTGATGCCCTGATCGTCAGCAGGTAGATGACCGGCTTGACCCCTGACTTGTTGATGTTCTCCACCCTGCTGGATGCCTGCTCCAGTGCAGAGGTTGACCAAGTGCATTCGACAAAGACGATGGTGTCGGCTGCACTCAGGTCAACCCCTTCACTCATGGCAGCGATATTGCCCACGATCACCTTGGTATGGCCGGACTGAAATGCCGCAATGTTCTCTGTGCGCTTGGCGGCCGGCGTGTCGCCCACCACCACCACCGGCTTGTGGTCTTTGAGTTCCTCGACCAGGCCATGCACGACATCCTTGTGGTGCGCGAACACCACCACCGGCTCACCGGATTGCAGCAGGTCGCTGATGAATTCGGACGCCGCCTTGATCTTGCGCATCCCTGCCTCACGCATGATCTCGGCCAAGCCCTCAAAAGCCATCAGAGCGTTTGGATTGGCAACCAAGGCATCGGCATCAAAGGACTGCTCGCGCTTGTCAATCGGCAGGTCAAAGGTCACCAAGCTCACCTGTGGCTCTTTGTAGTCCATGAAGATGTCTTCCTTCTTCCGGCGCAGGACAAAGGGCTTCATCAGGGCTTTGAGTTCAGGGATGTTGGATGCACCTGAGACATCTAATCCCCAAGGTGCAGAAAAAAGTCTGGCGTACCTTGCAGCAAAGTCAAACCAGCCGCCCCTGTAAATGCCCAAGCCATGCAAGATCGGCCAGAGTTCGATGGGCCGGTTAGGGATGGGCGTGCCGGACAGGGCATAGACCCGATCAATCTTTTTCATCATCAGCATCGCCGCCTTGGTGCGGATGGCCTTATTGTTTTTGAGCCTGTGGCACTCGTCAAACACCACAGTTTTAATTCCTGTAAAAGCCGTGACACTGGAAAGAATGTCGTAGTTCACGATGGTCACGCCAGAGCAAATAATCTCTGCCGCCTGCTTCTTTCCGGTGATGACGCGCACTGGCACTGAGGGGTCGAGCTTGTTGAATGCCGCTTCCCAAACTGTCTTGGCGATAGCTGGGCAGACCACGATGGCCGGAAGGTGTTGCAGCGCCGCGGCCGCGGCCGGCAGGGTCTTGCCCACGCGGGGCTGGTCGGCAAGGATGCAGCGCCGGTTGGCCAGCAGAAAGTCTCTGGCCTCTTCTTGATGGGGGAACAGTTTCATCGTTTTCCTCGTTTTCAGCGGTTTATGGAATCTTGATTGTGGCCGATAAAAAAACAACATGCAAGAAAAATTTGTGCTAAAGTGCAAATGTCTGGCCGCCTTGGTCAGGCTGAAAACCTGAAACCGATCAACCAAAAGGAAACGATCAAATGTCAACAAGAGTCACAACCGGCGAGGTGCGCACCTCCTACTTCTCAGGCTTGCAGAGCCGCAAGAATGAAATGAATGGCAAGGATGAGTACAGCACTCAGATCCTGATCCCCAAGACCGACAAAGAAACGCTGGCCGCTTTAAAGGCAGCAGCCAAAGAGGCACTGGTCGCCAAGTTCGGTGACAAAGTGCCGAAAAACATCCGCAACCCATTGCGTGATGGCGACACTGAAACCAAGACAGACGGCAGTCCATTGGGCAAAGAGTACGCCGGCCATTTCTTTTGCAATGTCAAGAGCACCGCTAAGCCTGGTGCTATTGACGCCCACGGCAATGACCTGATTGGCGCTGACGATATTGTCAGTGGCGACTATGTGCGGGTGAGTCTGAATGCCTATGCCTACAGCCAAGCTGGCAACAATGGCGTGTCCTTTGGCCTGAACAACATCTTGCTGCTCAAGAAGGGCCAGCCTCTGGGTGGCGCTAAACCAAGCGCCGCTGATGACTTCGGCATCGGCAAGTCGGCTGCACCAGCCGCCGCTGCCGCCGAGTCTTCAGACTGGTGATTTCTGCTCAATCAGCTTGAGCAAAGCCTGCTCAAGTTGGTTGACTGAATCCCACAGAGGTTTGACCGACCCAGACATCCAGCGGCTCACCTGCGGCTGCTGGATGCCAGCCTCACGGCATACGGCATTCATCCTGATGCCATGCTCTCTGGCCTTATCTCTGATGTCTTGTACTGATTGCATAGGTGTATTTTAGCAACAACAGATCAATTTATTGACTACTATGAGAATTAGTTTATTTGATGTAAACTTCGTAACACATTAACTCAAGGGGACAACATGAACAAATTAAGCAATCGCGCTGATGCAGCGCTGGACTATCTGCTGTGCTTGGTGATCGGCTGCGGCTTGGCTGCTGCACTGGTGGCATGGTGGTCAGCATGAACGATCCAGCCCTTGAGCCAGCACTTGAGGCGGCCATTGAGTTCATGGACGATCTGCTCAGTCCTGAGGTGTACGGCCATGCGATACCGACAGACGCCCACACTCGGGCGCTGGTGGTGCGGATCATGCTCAAGCGCGAATACAACCGCCGAATGCAAAACCGGATGCAAGATGCGCGGACTAAAGCCGGTCTATAGAGCCGCCATCATCCGGCTCTTGAGCATTGGCCCGTTGAGCGTGGCCGAGATCGCTGTGCGTCTGCCCTGCTCCATAAGCACTGCCTACGACAATGTTCGCGCACTGCGCAAGTCAAGGGTGGTGCGGGTGCATGGCTATGAAAAGTCCGGCAACATGACCACAGCCTTGCTGACGCTGGGCAGTGAGCCAGATGCACCGAGGCCGGTGTCGTTCACCGCCGCCGAGCGCATGCGCAAAAAGCGCCACAAGATGAGCGCTGACGATAAGGATTTTCTGAATGCACGCCGCCGTCAGAGGAATCGAAAGATCAAGATCGACCCGCTGACAGCGGCATTTTTTGGGGGGATGAGATGAAGATATCGCCGTATGTCAATGTAGAAGTAAAGATGCCTAAAGATATTCTTGAGGCACTGACACTGCATGAGTTTTATTGCATTGGATCAAAGATTAAAGAAGTCACACCACAATCTGTGCAACAGTTTTTAACGGATAGATACAATAAAAAAATGGCAGATAAATTTAAGCCAGAATATTTGTTTAATATCCTAAAGACCTGAGCAAAGATTCATCAAGCAAACCGGCATAAGGCTTCATCTCAAGTGTGCGGATATCTTTGCGGCTTGGGGCCGATGGATCAATGATGCCTCGGTTGAGTCGATGCATTAAAAGCAAATCAAATATGTTTTTGTTTTCTGGAACTGCGCCAATTCCTCTACCAGGCACGCCCAATGGGTATGCAGAATGACCTGACTGCATGATCATTGGTTGATCTGGGAATATTTGACCAACATTCAAAATGCTTGCGTCAGGTAAATTTAATTGCTTAGGGTCTGCAATAGCCAGTCTGGCTTCGCCAATACTTAAACCACCTTCATTCCTAAATTCTTTATCAAGCAATGTTTTTTTCATTGACTTGCGCTTACGATCAGGCAAATTTCTAAATTGTTCAATGCTTGCTGGATCATCAATGCCAACCCAGTCTGGAATAAATCTGTTTTTGATTTGTCGATCAAGACCTTTTTTCGTATCTTTACCCATAACTGTTTGGGCATAAGACAGCATTGTTTCGCCAGTCATGTTTGCAAAGTCACTGCCAGATGGCGACATAACCCACGGAATATATAACGGGTCTTTACCTGTTGTTTCTTTAAGTACATTTGCCATTTTGTAAATATCACTGGCTGGCTTTGCACCTGATGCCCAGACTTGACCTGGGTTTTCGTACATATATGGTTGACCACCTTGCAAGTACACAGGTCGATTTAATGACACGCCATCAATGTCAGTCAATAAGCCAGTCCTAGTGCGATCTGACATGCTGGTGATAAATGGATAATCTTGATAATCCGCAAGGTTGATTTTTGGTATGGTGTAGTCGTAAATCGGAACAACAGTTGTTTGTAAATTTTTAAGTCGTTCTTGCTCTAATTTTCTGGCATCAAATCTCGGATCAAAAACATTGTTGCCATATAGCATCTGGCTTTTTGTACCCTGCGCCATGCCCTGTAACAACTCAGCCGGCAAGCCGCCGCGCTGCATGATCTGAGGCACAACCCTTTCGGCCATGCGTTCACCAGCACGGCCAAGTGCCATTGCTGGGGCTTGGAATACCTTTGCCAATGGAGCAACACCCAAGGCCGTGCCGGTAGCAAAGGCCGGTCTGGCGGTCTGCATGATGGACTCATACTGAGGATTCAGAACACTAAACCCCATTTCATCAGGGGCAGTACCAAGCAGGCCGGAGAGGGCAGCATAGGTGCGCGGGTCGGGCAGGGTATTGACATCACGCTGCGCGGCCAAGGCTCTGGCCCTTGCACCTTGGCGCTGGATGTTGGGGTTGCCAAAGAATGGCAACAACTCTTCGTCATCAAGCAGGGCCATGAGTTACTCCTGTGGCCTTGGCATAGTGGCGCCAATGTAGCCGGCTCCGTATGGTACAGATTTACCAAGCAGCCTGATGGCGTTGTTCATTTGCTGCTGCAAGGCGGCCATAGCACTGTCATCCACCAAGGCATTGCGAACAATGTTGGGGTCTTGGCTGGTCAGTATCTGAGCAACCCGCTGGCGCTCGGCATCCGACAAGCCAGCATTTGAGTTCTTGAGCATTTTGGTCAGCACACTAAAGCCGGCCATAGGGTTGCCCGTCATCGCACTGCCTAACTCATCTGCCGTGATGCTGGAGCCTGTGCGTTTTGCCTCCATCAGTGTGGCCGCTGTTGCCGACTGGCCCAGCACATAGTTTTTGGCCTCTTGCGACTGCGCAGCCGTGCCGATGCGGCTCAAGATTCCGTCCAGTTGATCGCCAGGGTAGATGCTTCGCAAGATGCCACCCTCTTTGGTATCTGGGCTGGCCAATCGGCTCATCATTGAAGTGACCCGACCCGTTCCCATTTGCTTGCGGATGGCATCCATCGTGCCAGCCCGAAATGCAGACACCAATGCTGGATTGTCTGCAATGGAGTCCATGTAAACATCCACCTCATCTGCGCTCTTGGAAAGCACTGTACGGCCTTCTTGAAAGGCTTTGCGGCCACCTCTTAGAGTCGATGCTTGCTGGCGTGCCGATGCCAATGCACTAGACGATGCGTCAATGGATTCGCGCAAAGCACCCTCAACGGGTTTTAGCGCCTCGCCAACACCGCCACGACCAGTGGTGTAGGCCGTGTTAATGCTAGATTTAATGCCGCGCCGTATGATCTCAGCGTCTTGCAAGGTTGGCGCTTTAGAAAACTTAATCTCACCAGCCTCATCAAAAGAGAAAAATGGCTTTTTGCCAGTCTGAGCAGTGTAAATTTCGTTGATGTCCTTGACCGCACCTGGAGATCGTTTCAAGGCATCTGTCAGACTACCAAGCAAATCAGCATCAATCACACCGCCAGTGCCATAAGCTTGCTCATAGTTTTGATTTTCCATTTTTTTGGCAGCGTCATCGCTCATCTTGAAATACTTCAAGACATTCTCTGGCCGTTGGCCAAGGTTGAATGGCGTGAGATCACCCACCAAGGTTTTCTGGATGTCGGTTAAGGCATCTTTGCGCAGTTGCGCAGGCCGAGTGCCTAAAGATTTTTGTAGCGTGGTGGACGCCTGACCGCCTTGTGCATACAGGCCGCGCACCGCCCTGAGAAGGGTTTGGTTTTCGGCCAAGATTTCACCATTGGCAATGCGCTGGACGATCTCATCAGTAGTCAAACCAGTGTCGCCAGCCAGCCGCTGAATCTCAGCCTCGACAGCCTTGCCGCCACGGCCACCCGTCAAGCGCCGCGCCGAATCTAGCGCCATGTCGGTCAGCTTACCTGCACCCATAAAACCAAGCTGCACCGCTGGCGCCAATGTAGCGCCCATCAAGGTGGACTGTGGAACACGGGCTGCACGCTGCAACAAGTCGCCTTCACCAGACAAGAACCCAGTAACGCCACCCTGGGCGCCGCCAAGCGCAGATGTGCCAAGAATGCCCTTGACCAGTGGAGCAACACTGGTGGCCACTCGTGGCAGCGTGGCTGGCGCCGAAAGACCGCCGGTAGCCAAAGTAGTTCCAGCCGCCATGCCGACACCGCCAAGACCCTCATAAGCCAGCGCTTCCAGTGGCGACTGTTTTTGATAAGCCTTCATCTTCCCTCGGATGTCTTTTAAGGCTTGGTCGTAGGTTTCTCCAGTGACAGCAGATCTCAAGCTGGCTTCCATTTCGTCAGCACCGCCAAAGGTGGCGCCCTGCGCAATAGATCGCAGACGCTGCGTAGGTGCGGGGGCTGGTGGAGTCACAGCAGCAGGCGGCGCACTAGGGGCGCCAAACACTGGGGCTTGCATGAAGATGCCGCGCAACAATTCCAGCTTTTCGGTGGACAAACCAGACAAATCGCCCGATTTGATTTTGAGCAACTCTTCGGTTGAAAAACTTGCCAGTGCATCGCTCATCGTGTACCCCTTTGACGCTGCTGTAAAGTTTGATCAATCAAGTTTAACAAGGGGTTGCTACCGCTTGTGTATGGGGTTACTTCATACATTGGCGCAAACTGTTCAAACCCTGGCAACTTGCTTGCACGCTTCACATAGTCTTGTTGCAACTTCAAACGCGCATTGGCATTCTTTTGGGCAGCTTTTAAAGATGTTTGAATTTCTACAGCAGTCAGCGACTGATCACCAGCAGCAGCACGCCTCAATATGGCACGCTCGGCATCTGTCAAAGTTCCTTGACCCTTCATTTGTGCAGCAGCATCCAGTTCGCTTTGTGCCAATCCCTGCACCACTGTTGCAGTCTGCGCCAGAACTTCGTTTGCATTTGCCCCAGCAATACCCAATTGTTGACCCACGCGCAGCAAGGTGGTGCGGTAATCAGCGCCAGGGCCGAGAACAGCTTTGTCTAGCGCAGGCAGGATGCGGTCTACATTCGCCAAGGTTTGATTGGCAGCCGTTGCTCCAGCAGTCAAGTCGCTTAAAGTCTTGGAAATATCTGTGCCGACACCAGCCAAGAATTGTTGATTACCAGGCATCTTGATGTCTACTGTTTGCGAGGCTGCCCCAGACCTTCTGAGCTTCATAATATTTTCAAGGGTAGGAGGTGTACCCGTAGCCTCCAAAATTCTTAACTCTGATGGTGATGCCTCTGGCTTGTCAAGCAGGCGCAAGTTTGCCAAAGTAGGCTGCAAGCCCAAGGCGTTTAGAGTCCTAATGGCTTCTGGTGCTGCGTCTGGCTTGTCAAGCAGGCGCAAGTTTGCCAAAGTAGGCTGCAAGCCCAAGGCTCGTAGCGTCTTGATTGCGTCTGGTGAAGCCTCTGGCTTGGTGGCGTCCAGCGCAAACTGCAAACCTTCCTTGCGTGGCAAGCCTCGCAGCAGACCAAGTTGCTGTGGGGTCAAGCCAGCAAATGGCCCAGTTGCTGATGGCCGAGCCACTGGAGCTGTCTCTGACATAAATCTTTCAACAGGCGGCACTGCTGGGCCAGTCAATGGCTGCATTGGCTGCATTGCTGGCGCTGGCTGGCCGGCTTGGCGCAACATTTCAAAATAGTCCACATTGCGCTGACGCTCGTCTTGAGCCTCTTTGAGCTTCTCACCGACCATTAGATCCTGCACCGACCCAGCACGCGCCTGTTGGTAGCCCTGCTGACCTGCTTGCAGTGCCGAGCCAAGGGCTTGGCCAAGGCCGATGGGGGTAGTGCTGCGGCCACTGGCTTGCAGCAGTGCAGCCGCCGCCGCCAGCGTAGCGTTGCGGCCCATGAGCTTGCGCTGGTCTTCACTCAGCAGCGCATCAAGACCTGATGGCACGCCACCCATGCCGCCGCCAAACATTCTGCCAAAATCAAATGCTGTTGCCATTTTTATCCCCTTAACCTAGCAAGCCAAGAATGCCGCCGCCGATTGCACCGATAGGGCCAAACATTTGGCCGCCAGCCAAAGCACCACCCAAAGCACCGGATGCGGCATTGCGGGTGTACGGTGTAGATACACTGCCGCCCAAGTTGGCAGGGCTTGCACCCAAGCTCGACTGCACAATGCCAAGTTTTTGCAGGCCGATGTTGCGCAGCGCATCCAACTGCTGCTGCTCAAAAGCCTGACGCGCACTGCCAAGTGCCATCACATTCTGACCGCCTTGTAGGTTCTGGCCACGGGCATATTGAGCCAACTGCGCAGCCTGACCATAGCCTTGACTGCGCAGATTTGCTGACAGGTCAGCGGCCTGCTTGAGTGCAGCGGCATTGGTCAGTGAAGACTGCACACCTTGGCGTGAGCCACCAAAGGCTCTGGCTTGTGTGGCAGCCTGACGATCTCTGATGTCTTGCATCTGGCGGCTCGACTCAATATCGCCGAGGCTGCGGTCAATAACCTCTTGCGTGTACGGATTCATAAACGCGCTGATGTCCCGCCCACTAAACGGGGTCAGGGACTGATTGACAATCTGTCGTTCTCCAGCCGTATACAGTGGGTTGTATCCTGCAAATTGTTGGACGGGCAATGCCCCCGCAACACCTTGAGCCTGACGAAAGTTTGTGAGAAACGCCTCTTTGATCTGTGGATCAATTGAGGTTGTTGATACTTGGTTTCCACCTTTAGACATATTTCGCCCCTTAGCCGAGTAAAGATTTCATTTTTTTGGCAGGTATCTTGCCATCGTTGATCATGTCCAGCAGCCCTTGGCCGTACTTCTTGACCGCTGATTTTTTGATGACATATTCGCCAAGCTGCAACATGCCAGCACCATCATCTGGGCCTGGTGGGTTAGGGCCGCCAACTCTGTCAACTAGGCCGCCCATGTTGTAAAACCCACCATAGGAAGAATCATTATTTCCATAACCACCTGCACCAGAATCAGCATCAGCAGGTGATCCACCATATCCACCATCAGCAGGGCCACCATAGTCAGCACCAACTGAGCCGCCGTAGCCACCCGCACCAGAGTCAGCATCAGCAGGTGACCCACCAACTCCACCGTCAGCAGGGCCACCATAGTCAGCACCAACTGAGCCGCTAGATGGCCCAAAGCCGCCGGTGTAACCTGCATTCATGTCGGCAATTTCACTGGCGCGGAAGCTCTCTTTTGCGGCTTGATATGCGGCAGGGTCAACACCCATTGCAATCAAACCCTGCTCACTGACAAAGCCTGGGTTAAAGTAATTTTGCAACATGCCAGGTGCTGTATACCCAAAAGCTTTTTGGCCAAACTGAGTAATGCTTGCCATTGTTGGATTCGCAGCGTAGTAGGCTGCCTGTTGCGCTGGAGTCAAGTCGCTAAATGGGTTTGTAAAACCACCAGCACTGTCGCCACCACCACCACCGCCGCCGCCAAGAAGGCCGCTGAGATTTAGGCGACTGTTTGATCCCATAAATGCGTTGTTGTAGAGTCGCGGGTCGTAGCCACCTATGGCAACACCTGCGCCCGTGTACGGATTCATGGTCGGCGTCATTTGCGCCATGATCTGTGAGTACGGGTCGCTGCCATAGCCCATCTGCCCCGTGATCTGCGAGTAGGGGTCAGCGCCGCCTTTGCCGCCGGAAGGAGGGCTAGGCATTGGGGCAAAGTCATTCCCAGGCATCGGCATGAAATCAGGCGGCAGATCACGAATGCCGCCAGAAGGGGGCGTAGAAATTGGGCTAACGACAGGCCCAGGCAGTGGGATAAAGTCAGGCGGCAGAGTCGGATTCTGAATGCCAACATTTGAAGTGGGGTAAGGCGTGCCATCCTCACGATAGTATTGATTTACACCAGCGGCTCTTGCTAGCGCTGGGTTGCCATACACTTTCCCGTCAGGGCCATAAACAAGCTGCTGTGTAGTTACTTCACCACCTTGACTCATATCAACTCCTTTGAAAGAATAAACCACTGAGGCTCATATCCCTCGTCTTTTAAAAATGTACGCTCCCAGCCTTTACGGCCAGCAAGCGTCACCCTTGTACATCCAACCGACTTTCCCCATGCCTCAATGTGTGGCCGCATTTTCTTGAGTTCATCAAGATTGCCACCAGCAAGAAAAAAATGTAAATTTTTTAGCTTCGGATAAACAAGAATCTCTGTCACCACCGCTGAACTTTGCCCAGGCCATAACTGGTATCGATCCGACATTATCCCAGCCGCTATGTCATCGAGTGTGTGAGTCCCACCACTGTATTCTAAAGCCGCATCAATCCACTGGCGACATCGGTTGATCTCAAAAATTCTATCCATCACCGCTTGCCGCCGGCCACCGCGTCCAGCCTGAACACGCCGATTCTCCAATCAGCCAAAACCGCACCCGTCACCCTCATGTTGACCTGCCGGCCAGAAAACCGCACAGATGTCGGGTTGGCCGCTGCAAATGGCCCGAATGTGGATTGAGTGCCTGTGGGGTAAAGACGGGTCTTGAACGACACCACTGCCTCGCCCAAGGTTTGCTCGTCTGGGATGACTTCCCTGACCTTCATCACATTGTCGCCGTTGCCAATCTGAATCGGGCCGGACTCTGCAAACAGGGTTGCGCCTTCGTAGTTAAACCCGACTTCATGCTCGTACACCAAGCCATCTGGATCGACCATCAGCGGGTATGTAAAGACTCCGGCATCAACCCCTGCTGTGCGGTCAAGTAAACCAATGCTCCAATGGTTTTCTCGGTAGTTGTAGGTGACATAACTGTCATTCTCGTTGCTTCCACTAGATGGATAAAACCACCAGATCTCGCCAAACTCGCTGTTGTGTACGGCATAGACTTTGGACTTCTGGCCGTAGTTGATGTTTGTAAAAATGTAGTCACTCACATCACAGGGCAGCGGCTTGACATACCCGTCATAAATCCAAAAGCCGCTGCTAGACATCCAGATCGCGGCAGTGTCGATGGCCGCCACCGACTGCGCCGAGATCAGGCCGCAGCCACTGCCGGCCTTCTCAAAGCTGTAAATAAACGGTGCGCCAATGTAAGTAGCGATATGAAGGTCTGTGTCGGTAAACAACAGGTTGACACCCTTGACGCGCTTGCCGGCCAGCAGGCTGCCAGGTGTGGTCAACTCAAAGTCCCCCGCCTGATTTGTGGACAATGGCGTCCAAACTGTATTGTCCTCTTGGTCACACCACTGCACCTTGCGGGGGTTGCCACCAGCGCCAAGGGCAAACAGGATGCGCTCGGCAGTGACCAAAAGAGCCTTGTTGCCGGTTGGTGCGTTGGCAATCACCGCCGCCAGTGTCGGCGTGGCAAAGCCAAGCTGCCACTCGTAGAGCTTGCCGTCATGGTTTGAGCAAGCCACCAAGTACTCGCCCCAAGTGTCCAAGCTCCATGTGGTGGCCGGAATGATTGAGCCAGTGTCAGGCCGTGCCACACCATAGGCAAAGTTGCCGTAGGTGTTGCTTCCGTAGCCTACATTGATCTGTGCGCTGGCGTAGCCAGTGCTGAAACTTGTCGGCGTGATGTCTTTGAGTGTGCCGGCCTGATTCATCGCAAACAGCTTGGAGTGCGTACCCAATCCAATGAATCGGGTATTACTGTTGTCGCGCCAAGTGATGATGGCACGGCATGATCCCGTCACGGCAGACGCTGAACGGGTGCGCCAGCCCAGCACTGGCCGCAGCGTGTTCTCGTACCAGCGCACTAGGCTGGCATCGTGCCACCGCCCAGCAGCTTGGTACTCTGTGCCGTTTCTGTAAACACCTGGTGGAATTTTTATTGGGATGTACATAATCAAATTGTCGGTAGGTTGGAGACAAAAGACACTGTAGCAATGACACTTGGCACTGCTGGCCGTGTCGGGCTGGCACTGGCGGCAAAGTGCTCAATGCTGCCAGCCACATTGTCAGTGCGCCAGACAATCTGCACATAGTCATCTTTGGCCAGGCTGACAAAAAAGTTCAATGACGCTATCAAGTGACTTGGGTCGCCTGATGATTTTCTTGGGTTTAGATGAAACCGGCTGTTAGAGTCGGCAATGTTCGTGCCGTTCTTGCGAAACCAGATGTCAATATCAACACCATCATTGTCTGTATTTTTAAGCTGCACCGAAAACTGAATGTTAAAGATGCCGTCCATCGCCACCGCAAGCTGGCTACCGCTTTGCAGAGTAACGCCATTTGAAAAGTCTGTCGTGCTAAAGGCAATTGGGTAGGCCGTGGTGGTGTTAGCCGCCACTTGGTCGGTGTTGTCCTGAAAAGCCCCATGCGGGTTGTTCATAAACTTGCCGCCCTGTGGGCCAAACAATGCGCCCAAGGTGCTGATGAGTCTGCGAAAGTAGCTGTTTAGCGCACCATTGTTTTCGGCAAAGTACCTGCGCTCATACGCTTGGGGCGCAAAGCCCAAAGAGGGTATAGACGGAACTTCTAACTGTTGCTTGACATTGGCCATGAGGTGATTATTTCACCTTATGCCATGTCTGAGCCTACTTTGCCAACTTCGGCAACCCTGCGGCTCCAGCCTTTGCCAAAGGTCGGCCAGTGCGGCAAGTCCATCAGGAATGACAGTCTGCGCTTGCCATAATCGTCAACCAGATCGCCCTCAAATGCCGCCACGGCCTGCAAAGTCTTTGGGCCGATGCCGCCGTCAGGATCAACACCTACGCACGCTTGCAGCCACTTAGCAGCCCGACCTGGGCCGCTGTTTACCGCCGCATCGAACACCACATAGTCCACGCCAGCCGGTAGCTCATCGCCCTTGACCTTGTCCCAATACTTGGACTTGTACATCGGGCCGACAGTCTCAGGGGTCAGGCCGCGCATGGTTTTTTCATCCACCTCATGCCCGACCCACTCCTCCCAGACCTTCTTGGTCACGCCGAGGTTGGTCATGCCGCCAGGGTCGGATGGATGGTTTACAAAGCCGCCTTCATGGTGCAGCACTGCGGCCAGTGCGGAGTCAAAGTTTTCTTTCATTTCACTGGCCCTGCCTTAGAGAGTAAATCGGTCTTGGCTTGTGAGCCAGCGGATGATCCAAAGTAATAGGCAATGATGCCCGTCCATGCCGTACCAAGGCTGCCCAGCATCATCAAGATAGCAGGGTTAGCGCTGTCCACTTTGCCAATAAACATCATCACCATGATGCCAAAAAAGCCCACTGTGACTGTACCCGCCAGTACTGGTGGCATCAGGCTGCGGGTGGTGGCCTGCATTTCCCGCGCAGACTTCCTGTCCTCGACCTCCAACTTTTCAAAATTGAGGCCAAGCTCCTGCGCTTGTTTCTGTAACTCGATCTCAGCAATCTTGACTTGAGCAATCTGCTCTGCTGACAGCTTGTTGTTGGAGATCAGGTCGCCCACTTTGTCTGGGTCAACACCAATCGCTTTGCTGATGGCAGACACTGCCATGCCGGCCAGTGGGCCACCCATTGCCGTGGCAATCGTTGGTGCAATTTGTTTTAGCCAGTCCATATCATTAACTCCTTTTTTTACTTAGCATCGAAGCAGCGATCTGCAACATTGCATGAGTCTTCTGTAGATTATCTGGTGGTGATGCCCACCCGACTGTGATCTGACCGACAAAGCGACCTGCCTCTGGCTGCACTGAAATGCGGCATGTGTAGCCCACACCCTTTTCAATGTACCAGATGCCCATCTCGCTCTGTGCGCTGGTGTACTCGCCGCATGGAATCTCATTAACCAAGAGCTTAGTTATGTCTAGGTTGTTGCTTTGGTTAGCGCTGAACAAACCTACATCCAGACCATCCATTGCTTTTTCTCGACCTTCCCGTGTGTACGCCCTATGAACAATGCGAGTGCCAAACATTGGGTTGACTTTGAACACTGCCACCACGATAGCACCAGATTGCTTGAACAGATGCGCTGCCGCATCCTCCACTCTGTCTTCTGCAATGCTGGGGATCTTCTTGGACTCCTTGTATGCGCCAATCAACAGGTCTTGGTTCGTGTAGACAAAGTACCCTGCAAAGGTTAGGACTGCCATCAGCACCAATGCGAACAGCCGGAACGGGCTGGACACATAGGCCAGAATTTTATCAACCAAGGCGAGGCGTTCATCTGCCATAACTCACCCGCGCTGCTGAAGGATGCCAAAGGTGAAATACCCAATAACCCCAAGAATCGCAAATAGGACAAGCGTCACCAGCACGATCTCAATGACCTCATCAATCTCTTTCTTGTGCTTTTCAGCAGCCTCGCGCTCACGCCGTGCATCATGTGCAGACTCCACATCCAGTGCCGCTGCTCTGGACTTGATCTTGTTCCAAACATCAATCTTGCCTGACTGCATGAACAGCAGTTGCAACTCGTCTTCAAACCGCTTGGCCTGATCCAAGGCCATCTCAATCTGAATTGCCGTACCCATGCTGGACTTAGATTTCTTGGCTTGGACAACAGCCTTGCTGGCCGTGGACTTCGCATCAAAGTACTTGCCCAAAACAGGGCCAAGAGACGACACATCATCAACAGTCTTGCTGACCTTCTTGATCAGCGCAACTGCTGCCTGTATGCCTGCTAGGGCCGTGAGTGGATCAATCACTTTCCGCTACCTTCTTTGGCTCTGTCTTGCCTTTTTCCCGCCACTGCAAGCACCACACCAACAGCCGGTCAGAAGACCATGACCACCTGACGCACTCAAAGACCGGTGCTGGGGCTTGTGCTGCTGGCGGTGAAGGCGGCAGCGCGTCCATGATTACATCAGGATTTTTTTCAACATCTCGGCAGCAAAGCCTGGCCCGAGCAGCGTGACAGCAATCAGCGCATAGAGGATGTACTCAATGCGGCTCATGCGCTTGCTGCCTGATTCAAAGCTCTTCTGGATCGCTTGGTAGCGCAGCGCACAGACTTCCTCATGCGTTGCAAGCCGAGCATCTGTTGCGTCTATCTGGTTCATGCTGCCTCAAGTGCGGTGATGCGGGTTGTCAGGGCTGTGATGAGGGCTTGTTGCTCTTGAATTGCCGCTGTCAGTGTGGCGACCAAGAAGCTGGTGTCGATGCCTTGGTACTTTGGCACAGTGCGCGTACCCATCACAGCCTCTGTGACTGTGTTGCCTTCTTCATCTTTAACGGCTGGTGTGACTTCGTACTCTTGTTCTTCTACTGCGTCCTTAACGCCTGTCACACAATCAGGAACAATTTCAGCAAGTTCGTGGGCAATAAAACCTTGACCATCAGAACCGTCTGACTTCCACTTATAAGTTACCGGCTTGAGTGCAGCTACCGTTGCCAGAGCGCCAATCATGGGCGCAATGTTTTCTTTCAAACGGTAATCTGAGGATGTGTTGTAGGCAACAGCCGTTGTGCCGTTTTGAGTAACTGTGCCGATTTGAGTCCCGCTGCGCCGAAAGGAAAGAAATTCATATCCAGAACTACCAGCAGAGTTACCCTGTGATATTGACCCATCAGCGTTAATACGGACACCAGGATTTGGACTGCCTGATGTAAGCCCCACCAGCAAGTTACCGCTGGAGTCGATACGGGCGCGTTCTGTTGCACCGTTTGAGCCATCAACACCAAACGTCAAAGCAGTACCGTTTTGTCCAATTCGACTTGCGCCATCAGCAGAATCCGTCATCTGTATAAATACAGCGGCGTTGTCTTGCAAATGCAACTTAGTCAGTGGCGAACTCGTCCCAATCCCCAAATTACCAGAACTATCAAACCTTGCAATCTCCGCACCACCTTCAGCAAAAGCGATGGTGTCTGCCGCAGGAAAGAAGATGCCGGTGTTGGTGTCGCCGGTGGCGGTGATGGTTGGCGCAGCCGCAGAACCTGCTGCATGAGATGCAATCCCGCCAACAGTCAAAACCTTACCCGCGCCGACATTCAAGCCGACACTTGTACCAGTGCCGTTGGCGGTGAAAATGGCGTCCAGCGAGTCCAGGTCGGTGTTGATCTTCGTCCCCCAGGTGTCTGTCGATGCGCCTACCTCTGGCTTCGTCAGCAGTAGGTTGGTGGTGGTGGTATCTGCCATTGCGTGCTCCTAAATAGGTAACCAAGTCTCTGAATTATCAACGATTGCGACCCAAGTTTCTGCACTGTCGCTGATCGGTGTGTAAGTTTCTGCGCTGTCAGGTATCGCACCCCAGCCAAAGCCAAAGATGATGCCGACAGACCCTGTGGCGCTGTTGCCTGTCAATGCAATTGTGATGACATTGCTGACACTGCCGACTGACCCCGTTGCGCCGTTGCCTGTGATCGCTTGGAAAGTGATGACCTCACTCGGCATCGTCTCCACAGCACCTGTGGCCACATTGCCGGTGACCGCTTTCGTGCTGGTGACACTGACAGAGCCGACAGAGCCTGTGGCCGTGTTGCCGGTGACGGCAAATGAAAAACTCGGGGTAACGCTGCCAACTGCCAAAGTCGCCGCATTGCCGGTGACTGCCTTGCTGGATTCCGCCAAGACCGAGCCGACACTGCCCGTGGCCGCATTGCCGGTGATGGCAAGGGATACAGTCAGACCGACTGTGCCGACATTGCCGGTGGCAATCGTCCCGTCTTCTTGGACAGACCTATCGGCCAGCAAGTTACCAGCAGCACCAGTCGCCTGGTTGCCGCTGATGACTACATTGCCTATGCCATAAGCACCAAGGCCGTAATAGCCTGACCCATAAGCAGCCATGCCGCTGCCCCTTGGTTAAGCCAGCCGAATCAGGCCGGTGCTGGCGTCATTGGTTGGCATGGTCAGCGTGAATGTTCCAGCGGTCACAGTCTGTGAGCCAAATGTGTGGACGCTGACCGCCTTGTTTGACTGAGTGCTGTTGTAGATCAGGACAGCATCAAACGCTGTGGACAGCGTGACAGCAGAGTAAGTGATGCTGGCGCTGGGGGTCACAAAGGCTGTCGTGCCGCTGGTGCTTGGCGCAGTGCCAAAGGTCACTGTGACGCCGCCGGCAGTGTAGCCAGTGCCTGTCACCTCATTGGTGGAACTGTACGCTGTGGTGGCGGCATTGACAGTGGCCGAGGCCAAGTACAGCGCAGCCTTGAAGGTGTCGGCAGTCGTTGCTGCACGAATGACGCCAGTGCCAAAGTTGTGATGACCGACAAGCAGTTCACCTTTGAAGCTGGTACAGAGGGCTTGAGTGTTAGCGATGATAGTTCCCTTCTTGGGTTGTACCCAATTCAAGTTTTTGACTTTGCCATTTTTTGCTGTTTTTCAAGCAACTCACATGGCTTTGCGTAATTCCAAATTCAACAGCAATTTCTCTTTGTAGTTTATTTGATTTTCTTATGCATTGAACTTGTTCATCTGTTAATTTTGCTCTTCCGTGACGCTCACCAATGCACACTCTTCCCTTGCTCTTTGCATCTTGCATATTTTCCAGTCTAGTCCCCAGCACCAGGTGGTCGGGGTTTACACAGCTTGGTGTATCGCATTGATGCATCACATCTCTTGTGTCAAGCTGACCATTAAACAGACGATACGAAACCCTGTGAGACAACTCATGTTTAAGTGGAGTCCTAAAAAAACCATATCCACTTTTCATGCGATACGCTGTCCACAACCAGCAACCAGAATCATGTTTATGTACATGAGACATAAACCTATCAACTTCTGATTGTTTTGGTTTTCTGGCCATGCTTATGCAATCGACTCGCTGATGCCATCAGCAAAAACACCGCGCTTGAGCGCCATGTGGACGGATCGATGCACCAACTCGCCATCAAGCCAGTACTCGACCCAAGTCGTTGTCTCGGTATCGTTATCCACAGACCCCTCACGCTTTTCAAGCAGTGACTCGTCCATCTCGCCTTTGGTGGTCGTAATCATATTCATCCAAAAGTCTTTGCACGGGTTAAAAGCGCACCGCCTGATGTCGCACCTCGGTCATCAGCGACTTGCAAATCGGTCAAGGCACGCTCATACAGCGTTGCCCACACCGAGATTCTATTGTCATCTTGCAGGTATGGCGCAGCTTGCAGCAGACTTCCGTACAAATAGGCGTCTGGGCTGGACTCCAAAATAAAGTTGGTTGCCACAGAGTTTGACAACTTTGACAACTTTGCGTAGTAAGTCAACTCAGTCGCATAGTTAGAGTCTGGTGTTGGGACAAGTCTGAATTGTTGGCCGACCACGCCAAAGAACTTGGGCCTGCCGCTGGCTGTGAATTTTGTGGCCTCTGCATCCAGTGCATCTATCGTCATAAACGACAGCGGGGTAACGGGATTAGTGCCACTCAATTTGAAGGATTTGACTTCCAAAAAGTCATTGGGCGTTGCGCCGTACTCGGCATTGAATGAGGCATTGGCCCTGACGATCATCTGCCTGGTGCGCAGCGTGCGTTCCATCTGCGCCTCGGCCAGAGAGATGAAGTCAGGGATAGCCGCCGTCAGGTCTGACCGATTGAGCCAGTCTGCAATGGATGCCTTCAATTCGGTGTAGGTTGTCAGAGCCATCAGACTGCCTTTATTTCTTTCATCACCCAGGTGTGGTCATGCTTGAATTCAAAAGTCCCGATGTGGCCAATCTCTTTGGAGACATCGTGATCAATCCATATTTTAAAGCCAGCAGCCGCTGCTTTCTGACAGAAAAAGACATCCTCACCGACATAGCCTCGTTTGTCCACGCGCCAAGGCGTCTCAAACCAAGGCTCGGCCAGTGCCGCAAAGACATTGGCCTTGATCAGCATCACGCCCATACCCACAGACCCCACCTCTTGCAGGCCGGTGGACTCTGGCATTGTCCAAACCAGTTCTCTGTCGCCGTTCTCTTTGTAAAGCTGCGCTGTCGGGCCAGTGGGCATTCTACGCCGTGCGCAGTTTGTCGCCACAATGTCAAGGTCGTGCTTGAGTAGTCGCTCGATCATGTCTTGCGGAAACCGCATGTCAGAGTCAATGAACAGGATGTGGGTGCAGCCCTCGGCCATTGCATCCAGTGACAACTCTGCCCTCTGGTTGGCAATCAAAGTGCCCTGGCTAATCTTGAGGCTCACAGCGTCATTGGTGTTGATCGTGTGATACGCAACCATGTTCACCAAGTCGTAGCTGTACATGGTGTGAACCATGTCCCTTGCTGGAGTGCAGACTGCAATGTAGTTCATACTTTCCCAGGTCGTGTTCTAAAGAACTGATTTTCACTTGAGTTAAGCCACCGCTTCATGTACTCCTGATCATCGATCTTGCCTTCAGCCTTCATCTTGTAATAGAGAGCTTCGGGGATGGATGCCACCAAGTGCCACTCGCCATTCCAGTTAGCCTTGCCGTCCATAGCGTTGTAGATGGCCTTGTTGGCCTCAATGACCGCAGTCACATCTTGCGCAGTCTCAATGGTCACATCGCCAGTTTCGGCATTCTCATGCCAGTAGCGTTTGATGCCTTGATCTTTGTTTTCGCTAAATAGTCTTTTGTGAATCATTTAAAAAAGGGCCAGATTTCTCTGGCCCTTCCCGTTGCTTACTGTTAGGAAGTAACCAAGTCAGCGGCCAAGCCGTGAGCATTCTCTGCCAAGATCTTCAATCCCCACTCGGCGATGAGCATTTTCTTGTCGGCATCGCCGCTTTTAGCCAAATCGATCTGCTGGTAAGGACGCAGCACAACCATCTTGGCGTAGTCAGGGTCAAGCACAAACGCATCGCGCTCACGCTGGAAGCGGTTTGCAATCACAGACACATTGCCAAAGTCAGAGACATAAATGTCAACTGCACCGATCAATGTGGCAGGTTTTGCACCGCCGTCAATGTTGAAGCGTGAAGATGCAATGCCGGTGAAACCAGAGACGCGCTGCTTGTTGACAGGGCCAACCATCAGGATCTTAGGTGTACCGCCAGCAGTCCACACTTTCTGAATCACATTCTTGAGAATGGTTTCAGTGAAGGTGCGCACAGTGCCATCTGTACGGGCAGCGGCTGGTAGCGTGGTGTAGGTCGGGCTTGCACCATTGGTGGTGTCAAAGTCAATGTTGGTCTTCAAGAAGGCCGTCAAAGAACCCGTCTTACGCGCAGTAGTAGAGTCACCAGCAACTGCACCAGTGTTTGACAACATGATGAATTCTTGGTCACGCTTCAACTCAGAGCCACGCTTTGCGATCTGGTAAGCCAGTTCGCTGCGGCGGCCAGCCTTGTTAACCACTTCTTCAGTAGCTGACAAGACAATAGTCTTGCGGCTGATCTGGCAGTAGTTCTGCACGCGAACAGTCGCAACTACGGCATCAAAAGTGCCGACATCATCACCCTCAAGCTGTGAGTTGGCAGCGGCTGCGGCCAATGTATCTGTTTGAAATTCAAACAGAGTATTGGTCACATTTTCGCGGCCAATGTTGGACATAAAAGGCGTTTCTTCTGGCGCAATGTTGGTGATCACATTGCTAAGATCTTCCCGAATACCCTTTGCAGAGTAAGTCAGGAATGTATTGCTAACGATAGCCATGATTTTTCCCTATCTTAAAAGTTTGTAAATTGCATCAGCCGCATCATCGACACGGCCAGTTTTTGCAAGACGCTGTTGTGCGCGAGTAACCTCACTTGTTGTCGAAACCCGACCCGCTGCTCCTGGCTTGGCTGGTCGTGGGCCATTGTTCGTCACAGGCTTAATGCCTTGGCGTTTACTTACCATCTGGTCAAACAGCGCCGCTTTTCGCAGCAGTAAAACCAGCCGGTGATCGTAAACACTCTTCAAGTCTTCATCAGAAAAACCGGCAGACTTGGCAGACTCAATCAGCATTGCTTTTTCGAGCTTTGCTTTCTTTGGATCTTTCCACTCTGGCAGTGCCGCCAACAGCGCATCTTTCTGGCTTTCCAGATGCTGCTGCATAGACTGCTGCTGCTCTTGCTGACTCAACTGGTAAAGGCGCTGCTGTTCGGCCTGAATAGCGTATGCCTTTTCCTGTCGCTCCCGCAAAACCTCTTTTTGCCGCACCCACTCGATTGGGTCTTCGTTGTAAAGACGATCCAAATCAACCTGCGGCTCTGAAGCCTGAAGCTGCGCTTGCAATGCTCCCAACAATTGAGCGTACTGTCCACGCTCGGCCCGAATTGCCTGAGACTCTGCCTCTACTTGCTTGCGCACATTGGCAACTTGCTCGGTTTTTCGGCTGTAGTCTGAGAATCGTTGGTAACCATTTTGAAGCTCATCTAGCGTCACAGATACTTTCTTGCCGTCAATTTTGACAGTGAAAGTCTGCTGCTCTTTTTGCTCCTCTGGTTCCTGATCGTCTTCTTCAGACTGCTCCTCTGAGGTTTCTTCATCTGGCGCGTCTTCCACACCAGACTCATCATCCTCAGAAGCCGCTGCCTCTAAGTCCTCTTCGGACTCTTCGGCTGACTGCGTCTCACCAACTTGCGCTTGTCCTTCTTCAGGGGCCAACATTGCTGAGATTGCACTGGCCGCATCGGCCAAATTCGTTGCTTGTATTTCTGCCATAGTATTTTCTTAAATTAGATTTTTCTGTGATTTAGTGATAGCGCTCTGTGCAATCTTGCCGTTGTCCATGATTCTGGTCAACTCTTGCCGCAAGCCACTAATGGCTTGCAACATGCACCACGCTGTCTCTCTCTTCACAGACTCTTCAGGTTTCGAGGATCGAAATGCCCAAAGTTGGTCGTTTTCCAATTTTTCAATCGCAGCGTTGAGGGTTTCGTCCTCAAGTAGCTGCTTGGCCTTTCGGCCTTTGTTTACCTGGTCTTCATTTGTCACTACTGGGCCATTCCATTAAAGGTTGATGGATTCATCGGCGGCATCGGGGGCTGCTGCTGCTGCTCAATAAACTGAGCCGCCTGCTGCTGGGCTAGCGCTGCCTGCTGACGAATTGCTTCACGATCAATATTCTGAGCCGCATCGATCTCAGCCGTACTGATCTGTGAGTTGTACTTTAACTCAATTTCATACTTTTTGAGATACAGATCTTGGGCCATCTGGTCGCGCTTCAAATCGTCATCCATCATCATTTGCTGGCGCTTTAGCTCCAACTCTGCAGCCTTCTTCTGGATGTCGGCCTTGATGGACTCGGCCTGCACCTGCGCCAGCAACTCCTCGGGCGTGGCCTTTGGCGCGGGTGGCGCTGGCGGCACATAGTCGGCAGGGATGTCCTGAAAGTAGCTTGACGCATCCTTGAACCCAGACAACTCCACGATCTTGCGCAGGGTATTTGAAAACTGCTGCGGCGTGACCAATGGGTTTTGAGTGCCAAGCTGCTGCAAGATCTGCTCTTGCTTTGCCATGATCATCATCAGACCCTGCAAACGCTCGTTGGTGTCGCCGTTGCCCAGCCCGATGTTGATGCTGGCGTCCATGCTGGTTTCCCAATGGCTTGGGTCGATGGTCACAAACTCGTTGCGCATCCGCACAATCCGAGCCTTGTCTTGGTGCGTGACCACCAAAAACAAAATGCCCTTAAAGAGCTTTTTCATGCCCTCGGCCAAAATTCTGGCTGTCAGTTCGATGCGGCTCTGGCTGGCCGACACTGTGGCGGCCACCGCCGCCTTGGTGCTTGACTGCAATGCGTCAGCGTTCAGACCCATTGACGCTTTGCTCATGCCGGTGCGGTCTTCGCGGATCTGATCCATGTACTCCAGCATCGGGAATGCGGCTTGGCCCACAAATGGCGTGGACATGGCCTGCACCATCCCAGGCGCACGCATACGGATAATTGCGCCGGTTTCGTTGTTCAGCACATCGTCAATGTTGACCTGACCCTCGACAATCGCCGTGCGCGGGTGGATGGACTGAGCCAAGCTGTCTAGCGTGTTGCGCAGGATCTCCGACTTGATCTCTTGCAAGTCATGCGTGATGTCAAAAATTGACATCGCTTCCAATGGAGATGTGTGCGGCTCTGGGTCGCAGGGAAAGTCAGCAAACGGGATGTAGCTGGCCGGCAGATTCCTGACCACCTTGTAGCCGCTGCCCATGCAGCAGACCTTGCGCAGTTCTGGCAGGCCATCGCCGTCATAGTCAACCCGTGAATATGCCTCGATGTACAAAACCCGCTGCATCATCGGGTTGGCTGCATTCTCGCCAAATGTCGTACTCAGTGGCTGCCGCGCCAAGTACTCGTCATTGCTGTCCAAGTCGCTGCTGGAGATATTCTCGTCAATCTCGTCTTGGTCGTAGCCCATCGCCAGCAGGTCAGCCACTGTGGCCATCTGTCTGTGCGCAATGATGGTGGCGTCATCAAAAGACCGAGCGCGTCTGTCAAGCAGCAACTCTTCTGGCGGCACGGCCATCACAGTGATGCGGCCATCCTTGGTGACGCGCTTGACCTGCACATCGTGCAGCATTGGCGCTGGCATCGTCACCGGCTGACCCGTCATCGGGTCGATGGTGGTCATCTGCATCTCGTCAATGTCTGGGTCTGGGTATGAAACCACAATCTTGACTTGCGCGTCAGGCTCTTGCATCACCATTTGCAGGGTCTGCTCATCCAAGCCGGTGTAATCGTCAATCTGGACTTTCTCGTCATCAGTCCAGTAAAACTTGGCAATGCCGCACTTCCTGACCAGCGCATCCTTGAAAATGGCGTAGGTGGTCAAGAAACCGCTGTTGTCGTTTTGGAAAATGTAATTGACATAGTCGGTGGCCTGCTGCGCAGACTTGACATCCTCTGGGCCTCTGGGTACAAACTCGACCACATTCTCAGAAGAGAAAAACACCTTCATCAGGCTGGGCAGCATAGCCGAGACAGTATCCCGAACCTCCATCGCCACCACCTTGCTGTTGCCCTCGACCTCGTTGCCGAACAGGTCGCCTCGGTAGTACTCAGTCCCCCGCGCACGGGTTGGCGACAGGTCGCTGTCCACATAGCTGATCGCGTCAGTCAGGTCTTGCGTGATGATCGCTTGCAGTTCCGCATCGTCCATTGGCTCGGTGGCTGCAATGTCGGTGGATAAATTGTCGGTAATGTTTTCAATCATGGCTGTGCCTTTAGGTAAACCGCATTGCCTGAATTTTAGTCTTTAAACATCAAACCAAGCCTTTGCATATTCTGGACGATTCTCCATGAGCCACGGCAGTGCGTCCTCATGCAGTTTTTGGGCATTAAAGCCAATGGTGTTGCTGCCGATGTGGTGGACATAGCTGGCACTCACAAAATGCGAGTAGCCTTTTTCGATCAAATCCCTACAATGCACATCGTCACTGTACCAATTCAGAGGGGGAAACTTTGCCTCCTCAAATGCTTCGGCCGAGATCCACGCGAATATCGGGCTGACTTCCTCGGCCATCTTGATATGCGCCTCAGACGGGAATTTGTAAAAGTTCAGCTTCTCGGGTTTCTCAGTAACCCTCACATTTTGGCAAGGCCGTGCGGCATCAGTCCTTGACGCCACCCAGCCGGCCTTCACGCTGCGCATGGTCTTGATGATTGCCACATCCTCGATTAAGGTTTTGACGCTGGTCGGGGTCAGCACAATGTCATCGTTGGCCACTATGCAAGATGACCAATCTTTCAGCGCCGACTCAATCACCTCGTTGTAGTCATCGCCAAAGTTCCTTGGCTGGCCGTAGATTTTGTGGTCAGCCTCAAAGTTCTCAAGCACCGACTCTGGCCCTCGCAGATAAACCGGACACTCTGGCGCGTACTGCTTGATCGACTCCAGCAGCACCGCCAAGCCATGTCCCCTGACTGTGGCAATGACGATGGGACTGATCATTTCTTGGCCTTGTTTCGGGCGCTGATGGCCGCAGCCTTACTTTTGGCCTCGGCCTTGGAGTTAGCGCCCCAGGCTTTCAGACTCAGCAGCAGCCTAGTCGGCTTGCCGTCTTTGTACTCTGGGCCATCGTTGCCGGCCATGCGTGCCAAGAACGATGCCCGTCTCGGGTTGTCGCCGGCCTTGACGGGTGGCTTGATGTCTTGGCCGGCAGCTTTCAGGCTGGCTCGACCCTTGGCATTCAAGCCGCCGGATGGGTTTTTGCCCTCCTTGCGCTGCCAAGCTGGGGTCTTCATTTCTTCTTTACTGGCTTGGCGGTTTTAGCCGCTGCCTTAAAGTCAGCAGCGCTTGGTGCGCCTTTAGCACCAGGCTTGCGCATTTTCTCTTTAGATCCAGCAGCAATTCTTTCGCGTTTGGCAGCAATGTTTGCATATAGTCCAGCTTTCATTTTTTAGCTCCAATCTTGATCACCAGCATCGGCTTGTCTTCCATGTCCTCACCTTCCATCGCACTATTCTCACCGCCCTCATAGTCCTCGTCCTCGTCACTCTCGGCGACCCAGGCATCGCAGGTGCGGCTGGCCGCGCACTTGAAGTCAAAGATCTCGCAGTAGCCCAGATCAGCCTTCTCAATAACCTCCTCGGCATCACCCTCGCCGCCAATGCCCTTTTCAATGCAGTCGAGCATTGATTCCTCTTGATTGAAAGCTGCGCAGTTCCCGCAGCGGCTCATCTTGGCGTCTTCAATGTCCACCTCCCACTCCTCTGCCTTTTTCTTCCAAAAGGCAGTATTGGGCAGGTCGGGATTCTCAGGGCCGTAGTTGGCGCTATTGATCGCCTTGGCCCTGTTGCGCAGATTGATGGTGATGTCTTGTGTGGCCGTGGGGCAGCTCTCACCCGCCTCATCGTCACCCATCAATTGGGTCATGGTTTCTTTAATCGTGGCCATTATTTTCTCGCCTTGTTCTTTGCCGTGCGCTGACCGCGCATTGGCAGCTTGGCAGTGGACAGCGCAATGGCCATCGCCTGCTGGGGACTCTTAACAGTCTTGCCGCTGGATGTCAGCTTGCCGGACTTGAACTCGCCCATCACCTTGCCGACCTTCTTTTGTCCTTTGGTCATCATCATGGTTTTCCCCATTTAGTTGCAAATGCCCAATTATGCAGTTCTGGATAAGTTTCGGCGTAAGGGTTGACTCCACTTGCTGCTGGATACTGACCCAAACATCCCTGCCACAGCATCGCTGGCAAAGGTCAAAACAAAGGCGTCAGCCTTGTCCGGTGACGGCAGACCCCTCTTTTTGATCTCATCCTTGCCCTCAATGGCAATTTTGCCATTGCTGGTGAAGGTGTAGCGCACTGTGGCCAACTCACTGATCAGCACCTCATCCTTGGCCAGTTTGCAGTCTCGCGCCTCCAGCCACGCCTTGGCCTTGTACCAAAGCTCAGCCTTCAGGTTGCGGTATGTCCCGCCCATCGCTGGGCTTTCTGAGACATTGATGCCCCGCGCCGGCAGGCCCAACTCCCGCAGCCGATCCACCACCCCAGCCCCCAGACCGATGCTGTCCACCAAGATCTCCCGTGGCTGCTCACTCGGGGCAAGCGCATTGAACTCGGCCACCACCGCCCCCGTCAACTGCATCAAGTCCAAATTCTTCCAAGTGCGGATGCTCTCCGTCACCACATTGCCCTGCCGCTTGCACAGCGCTGACCTGTCCGATCCGAACCGCGCCACATCCAGCCCCCAGACCATCGGCGCTGACTTGCTTGCCGCCACATCCCTGTGCAGCGCACTCTCCAGCAAGTCCATCGGGATCACAGTATCGTCATCACCCCGTGGAAACTCCCCGATCACCCTGATCCGGTAGACATTGCTCTCCTCGCCATAGCGCATGGCCATCTCTTTGACATACTCATCGCTCACCCGTGGCGAGTCGGTGCATGCCACCTGAAAGGTAGTCCACTCGCCGGCCAGCCTTGTGTGCGTGTCGTAGAAAAACCCACTGCTCCTCACCGGATTGCCCAGCAATAAAGTCACAGCGTTGTGGCCAGACATTGAGCCAGCCGCAGCTTCAAAAACTTGTTCCGGCACGCCAGACGCCTCATCGGCCACCAGCATCACATACTCAGAGTGAATGCCCTGCAAAGCCTCGGGCTGCTCGGCGCGACTTGTCCTGGCTGAAATAAACATCTCAGTCGGCGCAGCGTTGAACTCGATCCTCTCCTGCTTGACAGTCAGCAGACCCTGCAAAGGCACGGGCATCGCGTTGATCCAGCGCTTCAACTCCGCAAACATCGCGTCATAAAGCTGGCTGCTGGTCGGCGCTGTTACCACCACTTTCACAGGTGATCTGGTCATAAAGTACCAGAGCATCGCCCATGAACTGGCCGTGGATTTCCCCACCCCGTGGCCAGATCGCACGCTGATCTTTCGATCTCCACGGGCAATCGCCCCCAAAAAACGCTCTTGCCAAGGGTCTGGGTCTACGCCCAGCACCTCCTTGACAAACAGCACGGGGTCATTGTGGTATCGCTCAACCCACTCGGCAAAGACATTTTTTTTGATCATGTGGACTCTAACCCATTGTCAAAGGCCCACTGGTTGGGGTCGATCTGTGGTGCGTTCAATTCCCGCAGCTTGGCTTCAACGGCTTGAACTTCGTCTTTCCAAGTTGGGTATATCCCTTGATCAATTTTTGTTATGTCTTCATCCGTCAGCCCTACCCACCGGCGCTGCACTGGTTCTGCCAAGGCTTCTTTGATGGCGGTGATAGTGTCATCCCAATCGTGGCCCATCTTGTCTGGGCAATAATTGTTTTGAACGCAATACGCGGCATGTTCCAGTGCCTCCAGCGCCTGCTTCAGTGCTTCTTGTGTCATGTGTTCTCCTGTGGCGGTGTGCATGTGTGAATGTAGTTCACATCCCCACCCCTGCGCTTGCCGCACCTCGGGCAGAAGTTGCGATCCTCTGGCTGTGCCAAGGCTTCTTTAATTGCCCATCGAACATGCCTACGCTCATGTGCATTTGTTTCAATGTACTCCAGCGCCAGCTTCAGTGCTTCTCGTTCTTTGGTCATATCAGTAGACTCCAAATGTAAAACCCCGTAAAGAAAAACAGGGCTGCTATCACCACCAGCGCCACCAGCACAAAGCCAACGACAACACTGCCGATCACTTGCCAAGTGTCTGACACGGGTTCGATGTCGGCAGGCACGATTGGATACGGCTTGACCTTGCGCGTCTCCGGCTCCAACTCTGCCGTGGTGAAGTGGCAGTCCATTCCGCATTCCGGCTGGCGTGGGCATTCACGATACCCCGTGTCGCACATCCTTGTCATGTCGCCACCTCCTCAGTGTTGGCCAAGTACGCCTTCAGGCGCTTCACCCGATTCTTGTTGTAGGTCACCAAGGCTGTCGCGTACTCGACCCCAGATTCAGCGGCCAGCAACTCGTGTTCCGCAATCAACAACTCATGCGCCACGGCCTGCGCCGGCGTCACTGTCTTAAGCATCAACCTCAATTCAGTCCACAGATATTTCCACATTATCGTTTCTCCCTTTTAATAATTCGACTTATTGTCGTATGACTTACTTCAAATCTAATCGCTATCTCTTTCTTAGTTACTCCCTCAGAGAATAACTTTAATACCCTGCTGACAGATATATTGGCTCTAGGTCTGCCAGCGCCTTTTCTTTTGCCGCCATGATTTAATGGCGTCATTTATATCTATCCTCTTTAATCGCAATCTCAATTACTTCCTTCATGTCATCACTGATTAACTCAAATATATCCGCGCCATTTACCCAGACCTCAACCAGATATACCTGTTCAGGGATAGCCGGCTCAATAACTACCCCCGCCTCTTTAACTTCAGGCTCTGCGGCCTCCCACTCGTACCAGCATTCCAGTGGCTGGCGGCATAACCCTGTCACATGTTCATGCATCAATTTCATGCTGTCTCTCCTTGTAATGCCCTGCGGATTGCCTCATGCGAAACAATAACCCCGTGGCTGGTTTTTAAAATTGCCGATATTGCCCGAAAACTAATTCCTGTCGCCCTCATCTCCTTGGCGTACTTCAGCGCTGCCTGCTCTTCAGGTTTTTCGACCAGGACTGCCGCCTGACCCGTGCCTTGGATGGTGTACCCGAACTTGGCCGAGCCGCCCAGATGGCCGCCAGCCTTGCGCTTGGCAGCTTGCCCCTGCTTCTGGCGCTCCTTCAGCACTCTGCGCTCATGGCCGGCGAATGAGCAAAGGATCTCCAGCATCAACTGCGCGTAGATGTTGCTGCTGTCGGTGACATCCCCATGCCCGTTGATGATCAGCTTGACACCAAGCTCCTTGCACTTCTTGATCGACTGCAAGGCATCCAGCAAATCACGGCTGAACCGATCCAGCTTGGCCACGATCACAGTGTCGCCCTGCTGGAGCGTGACTCCGTTGGCGCTGAGTCGTGCAAAGAAGGGGTCTGCGCCAGATACGCCGCCATCCTCAATAAACTGGTCAATGACCAGGTTGTGGCTCATCGCGTTGCCGCTGATTTGCCGCTTCTGCTCCTGCATGCTGGTGTTGTCAACCTGCTCCGTAGTGCTGACCCTCACATACCCGTAGACTGTCATAAGTTGCCTTCCCTGTAAATTTATTGACTGACAGCGCAATTATGTAGCAGGTTGGCAGGTTGTCAAGGGGTTTTTAAAAAAAATTTTTTTAGGGGATGCAGGTTGGTAGGTGATTAGTGCCGCATCAGCCGCCCCCGCCAAGGCGCGGGACGGGGGGGGGTTAGCGCTCACTAACCAAGGGTAAACCCTATGTTAGTGGCTACTAATCGAGGGTTAACCCTTATCAATCGCACTGTCAATCGTATCATTGACAACCCCGTTTACGGGCGTGACACTTCTGTGCCTCAGTGCGTCCAGGGCCAGGCTGCCAAGGTCGATGTTCACCAAGGGCTGCTGCTTATCGCTGTACTGGTCGTTTAGCTTGCCGGCCAGCCAGCGCCGGTTATCGGTGCGCAGCTTGGCAAGCTGCACTTCCTGAATGGTTGCGGCGTCTGCAATCTCGATAGTTTGTTCTGCTAAACTTTGCCCACCACGCGCACGCGCCTGCGCGTAGGCAGAGCGGCGCGTCTCGCCGCCCCTGTCAACCCATCTATCGAATGTCGTAACCGCCACACCTAATGACTTGCACAGTGCGGAAGTCGTGCCGCCGTTTGCAATGAATTCAAATGTGGCGTCCTCACCACCGAACTTGTGGATGGCTTTGTTTGCCCCGCTGAGTTCAGCCTTTTTGCTTTGTGCTGCTGCAATGTTTGCAGCGCTTTGGTCGGCTATCTCAGCCAATGTGTCACGGCTCATGCCAAATACTCCTCAATGATTTTGAAACCCTCATCGGCTGATCTGGCGATAACGCACAGATAGCCCTCATCGTTCAATTGCTTTGCAATGCAATTCTGCTCCTTGCTGACAACCCCGACCCTTGTCTTCATCTCCACAAACAACCCGCCAAAGCCCTTGGATCGCTTCAGGACGCACAGATCAGGCATTCCGGCAAGTACCCCCTCGCCATGCAGCCTAACGCGCTCTTGCGGCGTTCTGTCGCCCCCATTCGGTATTGCTGCGATCAGCACATCCGGATGGAAAGCCCTGACGCGCTGCACCAGCTTGACCTGTTCGGCATGCTCAATGCTTTTCCTCTTGCGCTTTATGTCAATTCCCACCATGCAGGTGATTCTACGGAATCGCTTGCACTTGCGGGAGTCTCATCGCTGAACATGTGGCAATGGTGTAATACTTTTTCTGGGATGCACAAGTTGTCGGTCTTTGTACAAAAGTCCTGACTGAACGAAACCTTGGCCCAGCCGTTCTTGACCAGCACGGCCTCAAACATCCATTGCCCAGGTCTTTCGTTGACCCTCCTGAACTTCTCAAACTCCTCTGCCTTGAAATTCCACTGCTGTCCCCTCGACTCCAAGTTCGAGCAGTTTTTGCACAAAACTCGCTCATCATCTTTCCATTCATCTGCCTGTGGATAACTTTTCACTGTCAAGCTCCTTAGTCGAGGTGACCAAGTCGAAGATACCTCCCAAAGAAAAAAACCGAGGTATCTCCGACTTGTCAAGCTCATCAAAAATCGGTGATTAGGCTGTGGATAACCTGTGGATAACTCCACAGGGTTATCCAACAGCTCCATCTTTGTCGGCGGGACTGTCCCTTCGAGGTCGCGCCGAGGTCGCGCCGAGGTCGCGCCGACTCCTCGACTTAGATGGAGATCTAAATTCAGCCCTCATGGCGGCCACCATTGCCCAGCAAATTCCATGCATTGTTCTCTGCATCTGGTGCGAATCTTCTTAGAACTGACAGGCCAACGGAGCGTTTTACATCGCCTTTTGACGCTCCAGGCACGGCTGCATAAACTTCAGCCCATTCCAATTTGTAGGCATTCGGATGTAACTTGCATTCCTTGGGAGCGTTTGATCCCTTGCGGATAACGACCCCTTCGGGATGCTCGTTCAGGATTGACTGCACGAATGAAGCCGCCATGTCGCACTTGTCCATGACTCTGATGGACTTGTTTTCTTCAATGCGTTGCGCGGCCTCTTGCTTTCTGGATGCTTCTGATGTCGGGTATGGGATGACTGTAATGCACTGGACATCCTGCATGTTGCCGTGACGGGTCAGGACAACCTCATTGTGAATGTGGGTCTGAAAGCTGATCTCGCGGTGGATCGGCTCGTATCGGGTCTTGATGAGCCGCATGAAGCGGTTCTTGTCATCATCCATGAACAGGATGGCGGTCAGGGTTGCGTCACCAGTGAAGGCACTTGCGCCACGGGCCAGAGCGCTGTCGTCATTCGTTTGTGCAGTCTTGGCGGTGTGGGTGATGATCTTAATCGGGGTGGAGAGTTGGGTGTAGATAGTCTGCTTGATGGCGGCCATATAACTGCCGACCTCAGAGTTATCATTCTCATTATCTATTTCTAATGTGGCATTTGAAGTATCTATTATGAGGAATGGCCGTTCAGTAGTTGTGTGTCTGATGACATTCTCTGCTAATAATAATATCTCTGGCACTTTGGAGCGTTTTGATTCAATGACGATAAACCAATGGGCGACTTCAGTCGGGTCAAGATTCCAGTATTTCACATAAGCATAAAGAGATTGCCTGACTTGATTAGCATCCTCGGTGACATAAAGAATCTTTCTACGGGATTCTGTTTTGAGTGGGGAGTCGGACAGAGTAAATCCAGCGGCGATAAGGCAGACTGAGATTATTGCTGTGGTCTTGCCCACACCAGGCTGGCCGGCGGTGACGCTGAAAGAATGGGCGAGAAAGCCATCGATCAAATACTCGACAGGGTAGAGCTTGGTCAGGTCGAGGCTGAGTTCTTTCCAGTACGGGGCTGGCTGGTCTGTGGGTGTTAGCTGGTCACTGGCGACTTGAGCCTGCTGCGCTTGGATGTAGGTGGAGAAGTCCTCGACTGCCGACTTTCGCTCTTCGGCGCGGCTCGGCGCTGAGTAGCCGCCAAGTTTGGCATGATGGAACAGCGTGCCGATGGAGACGCCCTTGCCTTGGTGGAACGACTTCCAATGCGTGTCGATGTCCTGCTCTGACTTGTACTTCGCGCCTTGACTGCTCCAGCCGGCCCAGAGTTGATGGCCTTGAGCGCCAAAGGCCGTATGCAGCGCTTGGCCGATCTCGATCCATGTCGTGTAATCGCTGTCAGGGTTGATGAAGTACAGTGCGGCTGCAGCCTTGCTGTAGTCATCAGTGAAGCTTGACAGGGTTGGCTGGTACTCCTGCTTGGGCCTTGGCACTTCAACCGGCTGGTTGGAGTTGTCCTGCTCAATGACGCCCCACATAGTGAGCAAAGACAGCAAATTGTCATGGGTTTCGTTGGAGAGCTTGCCGTTGAGCTTCTGGCCTGACAGCAGCACCGACTTGCCTGGGCTTGTTGGCAGCCCGAACACCTCGATCTCTTGGCCGCCACCGAGTTTGTACTTGGGCTTGATCTTGTCCAGATCCTCATCAGCCACGAACAGGAAGACATGCCGACCCCTGCCGGAGACGCTTACCTCCGTCAATTGATCCTGCTGCTTGACCCACTCGGCCATGCGTTTGATGGCGATATTTGTCGCGCCTGTTGAGTGCTTCATGTCCACATCAAGGCAGACAAGGTAAGCGCCTTGGCTCATGGCCGGCGATTGCATCACGATGCCCAGATAGTTGCCGGCTGGCGCGGCATCCATCGTCAGCACCTCTGATGCGCTGTAAAGCTGATCAGGTGGAGTGTCCCGCGCTACACCTTGGCCGGACTTTTTGTAGGGGATCTTCTTGCCGTCAAGAGTGGTGGCAAAGGTGCAGAACACTGCACTCGGATGCTGCTCGATCAGCTTGACAGCAATGGCCTGAGAGTTTGAAAACTCTGTGTCTATTTTTGGTAAAATGCTCATGTTGTTGATCTCGCGGTTGACGACAAGTTGTTCTCCTTCTGGAGTGATCCAGTTACCCCTGACAGTTCACGCTGTCAGGGGTTTTTCTTTGGGAGGTTGATTCTAGTGCTTGGGTCATGCCGTAGTTGTTAATCTTCGGCATGGCACTCACATCTACAGTCCTGATAAGCCTGTTGTTTTTAAATCTTGAGTAATCGACATGGTGATGCCATCGATTGAACTTAAAAACAACTTTGGCCACATCTGGATGCAGATCGGCCAGCATCTGGCTCTTGGGCAAAGTCCCTTCTGCATCGTAAAAATCTGCACTGTTGCCACCACGCATTCGCTGTGTGGTGATCTTTCCGCACAGGAATGCATTGAACTGAATAGTGCAGAGTCCATCCTTTAGTACGCGAATACTCAGGTCAGTGTCCTCGTTGTATCGCCCCCGCCAGCGGTAGCCGGAGTGGTTGTCGATCAGCAGGCATGAGTAAATGCGCGTGTTCAAGATGTACGGGGGAACGGGGTCGCCCTTCTTGCAAAAAGAGTAGTAGTTGAGGCCGGCCACTGGCACATTGGAATAGCGGCAAACAAAATCCTCTGCTGCTAAAAGGGTTGAGCCTGTCCTGACCTCAAATTTCTCGTTCCGGTTGAGGTAGTGGAAGGCATCGATGTTGTCATCCATTACCCAATGACGGGGGTGCTTCATCCAGATAGAGTGATCGATGCAGAAGTTTCGTGCGGGGCCCGGCCCTGTGCTCTTCCCCGCATACCCCAAAACATCACAGGTTTCGTACTCTGCCTTGTATATCGGCGGCAGCACCAGCAATTCCCCGTAGCACCTGCCGGCCCTGTACAGGTCAAGCTCCTGCTCCTCCACCACAATGTAGTGCGGCACGCCCATCTCATGCAGCGCTCTGGTCGTGAGGCCATTGGCATGGCGGCCCTTGGAAACGATGTAGACCGGAAACTTAGGATTCATCAACATACACCTTACGCT